CACCGTCATTGGTTCCAGTCTGTGCATCCTCTAGGTTTTTATTTTCATCTTTAAGTAATGGATACTTAATAATATCAGGATCAGTGTTCTCAAGATCACCTGCGGCAGTTGTAATAGCCATTATATTATAATCCTAATGCCGCTGTCACTGTTTCTTTTGTAGGAATAAAAATCTCTACTCCTGGTACAAAGTCAAAGACAGGATCTTGGATAATGTTTGGATTACGTACAGAAAAAGTCCACCATAGAGATACGTCACCATAAAGATCGTATGCTAATAGATCTGGTCTATTTTTATAGATAGCATCAATAACGTATGGAGTATCACTGGCAACATAAGGTATCTGAGGAATGTTAGCAACATCTAAAAAGAAAGAAAATGTACCAGTATTAACATACGGACTAGTTTTCGCATAATTTGCTGTAGCCATTATAGGAATCCTCCAAAGCCGCCTTTACCAACTAATTTTCCTTGTGCAAAGTCGTTAAGATTAAAGTTATCGTGTAAGTTCTTTCTACTGTAGATAGGTCTTACGTTTACGGTTACTGAACTACTAGTTGGTACTCTAGTAGTAGATGTTATTGTGCTGTATTTCTGACTTTTAGTAATTTTGTTTGGTTTACTAACTAAGTGAGCAGGTATAAATTCTTTACCTTGGTTATCTAGATAGTCTACTGCCCCATTGGTAATATCTGGACTGTTTAGAGTTACATCTTCCAATGACGTCTGTGTAATTGGTACCTGCAGATAATCAACATCACTTGCTAAATTATGTGTGAATGATGTAATTACACAAGGAACGTGCGGAAAGTAGTGACTGCCATACCCATCTAAGAATAGTATTGGTGGTGGATTACCAACGTTATCACCTTGCCCAAAGAACATCTTTGTTGCAGAACGTAAGAAGTATACTGCGGCCATTAAGTATTGACCTTCTTCTACACTTTGTACTGTAAAGTCACCAGTCATAATAATGTCTGCCACATCTGAGTTATTGTAAAACTGCTGTGCATAATTACTATGTGTAAGGGCAGTTTGAGAATAATTAGCATTATGAGTTACATTGATAGTTGGAGTATAAGGAAATATAACACCATTTGTTTCTATCAGTGGAGCCATAATTGCATTATAAGTTGATGCTTGGTCTTTATAAAATATGCTAGCGTTATCAGCCAGACTTAGACGCACTCTCCAATCATCTTCTCCCGCCGCCCCGGCTCCACTAGCTACGTCGCCACCGTTGAATCCAAAGTTTGGAATCATTTTAGACAAGCTACTGACGCCGCCAGGTAATAGGCCCGATATTGCTCGACGAGCGTTTGCAGGATCTAATAGATCAAAACTAGTTCCTGAAGATTTATTAGGAATCTGTGAACTACCAAATGCAGTAGTTGTTCTTGATACACTGGAGAAGTCTGGTAAAGCCATTTTAAAATACCTCTTGTTTTATGTATTTATAGGTATTATAATAGTAGTAGTTAATAAAGGAACCAAATTTAATGAGAAAAGTAAATTATCTAAATAATAAAGACATACTAAAAGAAATAGCTAAAAGTAAGCTGACTTACTGTAAATTTGTCGACACTACTGTTCAAGCATATGATATGATTATAAAACCTGGTGAAAGTATCACTAAGGCTAACATACTAGAAGCACGCAGAATGCGTGCAGAAAGACTAGCTAAACTAGAACAAGAAGCAGAAATGCTAGAAGGCAGGAAACGTAAGCTAGATGAGTTTTTAAAACCTACTAAAGACATTCCAGCAACAGATGTTGTGTTTAGAGTTATGACTTGGGAACATATTCCAATTGATGATGTTAAACAGGCAAAAGCGGATCTAAAAGCACAAGAAGAAGCAGAAGCTGAAGCAAAAGCAACAGACACTGAATATGATGAAGATGCTCCTGGAGTTAAAGGACCAAAGAAATATGTTAAAGTAAATTTTCCTCCATTCTTCCACTACAAAGTCGACGAAGAACAAGTTCCTTATATTGTGGGCAAGAGTCATTGGAAAGGTAGTCTAGCTAACGGTAAGTTTACAAAAGACCATGGCAATATGACTAACAAACTAGCACATATGTTTATTAAACTGTGCGAGCGTTATGCTACTAGATCAAATTGGCGTGGGTATACCTACAACGATGAAATGCGTAGCCAAGCACTGCTACAGTTAAGTCAAATTGGTCTACAGTTTGACGAATCAAAGAGTGATAATCCGTTTGCTTATTATACAGCGGCCATTACCAACTCATTCACTAGAGTATTAAATATCGAGAAACGTAACCAAAACATACGTGATGATATTTTAGAAATGAATGATTATTCTCCGAGTTATACCAGACAAGGTGGCTGGGGTTCGGGTGGCGGTAATTACGAAGGGTAGTTCGAACACATTCAAGCTAGACTTTAATTTTTCTATAGTATATAATATAATATATGGCGAATCTATTTAAAAAAGCGGCAGTTCTAACAGACATACACTTTGGCCTTAAATCTAATAGTACCACACACAACGAAGATTGTTTGAACTTTGTCAAGTGGTTTATTGAGACTGCAAAAGCAAAAGGATGTGATACCTGTTTCATGACAGGTGACTGGCACAATAATCGTGCCGCAATCAATATTGTTACCCTAAACTACAGTTTAACTGCCTTAGAACTATTAGGTAAAGCATTTGATCGTGTGTTTTTTATTCCAGGCAACCATGATTTATACTACAGAGACAAACGTGATATACAATCTGCAGAGTGGGCAAGACATATTCCAAACATTGAAATTGTAAACGACTTTTATAGTGAAGGTGATGTTTCATTTGTACCATGGTTAGTAGGCGATGATCATAAAAAGCTAGGTAAAATTGAAGCGAAATATATGTTTGGTCATCTAGAATTACCACACTTTTATATGAATGCCATGGTAGCAATGCCAGACACTGGAGAAATTAAGCCAGGTGCATTTGGTGGAGTAGAACACGTATACACTGGGCATTTCCATAAAAGACAGACTCGCAATAACGTTACCTATATGGGCAATTGCTTTCCTCATAATTATGCAGATGCTGGTGATGATGCACGTGGTATGATGATTTTAGAATGGGGCAAGGATCCAGAGTATCATACTTGGCCAGGACAACCAATGTATAGAGTTTACAATCTTAGTCAACTACTTAAAACTCCAGAAGATCTACTACTTAAAAATATGCACTGTCGAGTCAATCTAGATATTGATATTTCTTACGAAGAGGCTACATTTATTAAAGAAACATTTGTTGATACTTACAATCTCAGAGAGCTTACTCTGTTGCCAGTGAAAAATATTGATATCGGTGAAGATATTATACTAGGTAATATAGCGTTCGAAAGTATTGATACCATAGTAACTAATCAATTGACTACTATAGAAAGCGACCACTATGATCCAAACTTACTATTAGACATTTATAGACATCTATAGGAATCTATGTTTAAAATAAAAACATTAACAGTTAAAAACTTTATGAGTGTTGGTAATTCAACACAGGCTGTCGATTTCGATCGCGATGATCTTACCTTGGTACTAGGTGAAAATATTGATCTAGGTGGTGATGACACTGGTGCTAGGAATGGTACCGGTAAAACTACTATCATCAACGCACTAAGTTATGCCCTGTATGGGTCTGCATTAACTAACATACGTAGAGAAAATTTAGTTAATAAAACTAATGGTAAGAGTATGATTATTACCATTGACTTTGAGAAAGATGGGCAGTCATATCGCATCGAACGTGGACGTAAACCAAACATCTTAAGATTTTTTATCGGCGATCAAGAACAGGACGAGAACGATGATAATGCACAAGGAGATTCAAGGCAGACACAGGCTGAAATAGAAAGACTACTAGGAATGAGTCATGAAATGTTCAAACACGTGGTGGCTCTGAACACATACACTGAACCATTTTTAGCATTAAAGCCAACTGAACAAAGACTTATTATTGAACAGCTACTAGGTATTACAGTACTAACTGAAAAAGCTGATGCACTCAAAGAAGAGATTAAAATAACAAAAAGTTCAATACAGCAAGAAGAAGCTAATATTAATGCTATACAAGATGCAAACAAAAGGATGCAAGAACAAGTTGAAGCTATGGAGCGTAGACAAAAGATGTGGGGAGCTAAACATCAAGAAAATCTTGCAAAACTACAGACAGCACTAGACGATCTATTAAAATTAGATATAGATCAAGAAATTATAGCACATCAAGAATTAGCTGACTATACACAAAAGAAAAGAGACATATCAGATATTGATACCGCTTACACACAGGCCGTAATAGATCGTGACAGAGAAGCAAAAGGAATTACTAAACTAGAGAAAGATATTAGTAAACTGCAAGATCATAAATGTAATACCTGCGGACAAGAACTCCATGACAATCAACATTCAGACCTGTTGAAAGATAAAGAAACTAGATTAAATGATGCACGAACAGAACTAGAAATACATCAAAAATCTTGTGATGAATTTTTGTTAGCTAAACAAGAGCTCGGCGAGTTGAGTACCAAGCCAAACACATTCTACGACAGCAATGAAGATGCTATACATCATCGTTCAAGTTTAACTAATCTGCAAGAGCAAATAGATACATTAACCAAAGAACAAGATCCTTACAGTGAACAGATTGAGGAAATGAAAGCAACTGCATTAGCTGAAATTGATTATGATAAGATGAACGAAGTTGTTAGAATGAAAGATCATCAAGAATTCTTATACAAACTATTAACAAATAAAGATAGTTATATACGTAAGAGAATAATTGATCAAAATCTAAGCTATTTAAATGCTCGTCTTGGGCAGTATCTAACTCGTGTTGGTCTTCCACATTCTGTTGTGTTTATGAATGATCTTAGTGTTGAAATTACAGAGCTAGGTAGAGATTTAGACTTTGATAATTTAAGTCGAGGAGAACGTAATAGATTAATATTATCATTAAGTTGGGCTTTCCGTGATGTTTGGGAGTCATTGTATCAACCAATTAACTTATTGTTTATTGATGAATTACTTGATAGTGGATTGGACACTAGCGGAATGGAAGCCACTATAGCTGTGTTGAAACAGATGAGTCGAGACAGTAAAAAATCCGTTTGGTTAGTATCGCACAGAGATGAACTAACAGGACGTGTAAATAATGTATTCCACGTTATTAAGGAAAATGGATTTACTAACTATAGCACGGACCTTGAAATATCATGAAAACAGTTTACTTAACAGGCGGTAGTAGCGGAATTGGACAAACGTTCAAACGATATCTAGAAGCCGAGTCATATGATGTTACTAGTCCTACTAGACAAGAACTAGATCTAGCAACACTTGATGTTTCAGATTTAGATCTAAAGTCATATGACTATCTCGTACTGTGTGCTGGCGTTGATACTAATGGTAAGATTCCGTTTTATAAAATGAAACCTGAAGATTTTAAGAATACTATTAATGTTAATCTTACAGCAAACATTTTACTAATACACAAATACGTACAGCAAAGATTATTTAAACCATGGAGTAAAGTTATTGTGGTGGGTAGTGGTGTGGTAGATGGATACTTCCCAAATTTCGGTGTATATGGAGCATCAAAACACGGATTAGATGCCTTTATTCGTACCGTTAAGCACGAATTAGGTGACAAAAACATAGGGTTTACAATAATGCACCCAGCACTAACAAAAACTAATTTTAATCGTAATCGGGGCAATATCCCCGAGGATCAAGTGGACGAACTATACAAACAAATACCACATATGCAACCAGAAGAGTTGATCCCTGTATTCGAGCAAATCTTACGTGATGAAAAACATCTTATCACAAAGATCAGTATGACCAGGTGAACTTAACATATCCTTGGCAACTATATCATTGGCATTTTGGAATCACTAGCAAGTGTACATTAAAATGTCCTAGGTGTCCGCGAACTGAATATCGAGATCAGCTGACCTTAAACAAAGACATTGATCTAGAGTTATTCCAAAAGATACTAACACCAGATCTACTAACAAACACAGTCAAGAGGATTACAATGTGTGGCGATCTTGGTGACCCTATATATAATAAAGATTACTTAAAAATCTGTCGTTACATTAAAGAAACTAATCCTAATATACATCTGTTTACTATAACCAATGGCAGTTATAAAAATGATGATTGGTGGAAAGAGTTTGCTGAAATTAGTAATGACCGCGATACTGTTAACTTTAGTATTGATGGCTATGATGAAACATCAAATAATATCTATAGAATTAACAGCAATTGGGAAAGTATACTGAATGGCATAAGTATAATGTCAAAACAGTCCACGGCGTTCGTGAACTGGGCAACAATAATTTTTAAATACAACCAAGATAAGATAAACACCATAGTTGAGCAAGCAACAACGCTTGGCTGTGATGCTGTTCAATTGACTAAAAGTACTAAATTTGGCAGTAAGTATGAAGATTATGGTGGCACTAGTGACCCGTTAGAACCTAGAGCAGAGTTTGTGAGTACCAGTAATAGATATGAAAGGATAATGATTCCGATATCAACCAGAACATTAGATAATCAACAGTATATTGGTACCAAAGAAGTACATTTTGAGAAAATACAAAAAAAGTACAACACAGCTATAACTCCGTTATGCCTAATAGGTACACAAGGAATGTATGTTAACGCTGATGCAGTATTATATCCCTGTAGTTGGAAAGGATTACCGTACAGCAGTTTAACTTCAGATGCTGAGAACATTAGCTTTGAGGATGATTTCTTTACTGTTAATCAAGATGTCTTAAGTCTACATAAAAGGTCACTTGAAGAAGTGTTAAATGATTCGATCTGGGATAAATTCTTTAATAATTTAGACAATAGTAATACCAGCTGGACTGAGTGTCAATATAAATGTTCTGCAGATATTGTTGATCACGATTATGCTGTAGGCTATGAGACCAATTAAATGATTAAACTAATAGCCAGAGGTGGTAGTGGTGTTCATATGGTTGCGGCTCTATTAGATTATTGCACCGAAGAAGGAAACCTAGAAGGATATCCCCAATTTAATGCAGGGAAACACTTACACAGTCATGGAGAAATACACAAGACTAGGGCGCCATGGTTTTATGAAGCACCACATCTACAATACGTTATAGAGAAGATGGATAGACAAGAGCTAGATCGAAAACTAGCACGTGAGTTTACTCAATTGGAACGTATTGCTAGTTGCTCAGAGGGAGATATCATAATTTCGCCAGTTGCAAATAATAACTTTGGTAGGTTATTAATAGTAACAATGGCCTTTGGCAAAAGTATGAATAAGCAACTTCCACCAATGGATAATCGTTTAGATTATTCTAAGTGTGCAAGTGAGGCTGATCAGATAGAACATATTGCATTTATACTTGCAAGATTATTAAAACAGGAGTTTGATCAATTCCATGGGCATCACTATCCCACATATGCCCTTGATGTAATGTGGTTTTACGATATAGATTATAAAAATATATCTAGAGTTGTTGAATCGTGTAATTGGCATCCAAAGATTGAAAAAGTAAAAGAAATTTGTCATATGATATACAATAGTAACAAGATATATTATGACAGTATAAGAAAATGTAAAAGCGTGTATCTTGATGTTGTTAGTAAGACTGCTCGACCCTGTGACTTAACCATATATGAAACTGCAATGGTACATTCTTTGCTTATTGATTATTATGATATTGAAAGTTCTGAACAGGTAAAACTTATTAATCAGATACCAACATCAACACAAGAGTTTTTTGATCTGTATATGAGCTAAAATCAGTATTACAGGCCGGTTAAACAATAGATTATAAGTAGAGTTGTTAAAGGAGACTGATATGGCAGGCAGAGGAACACAAAGAATACACCCAGGAAAACGTAAAGCAGATCCAGAATTTACGTGTAATGAGAAACCTCGTATCAAAGGGTGGAGTAAGGCAAGACTAGAAGAAGCAATTGAAAAATCTTCTCGTAATAAAGAGAAAGCAAGGTATCGTACAGAAATACAAAGACGATTCCCTGAAGTAGTATAACTTAAAAAGGAATAAGAATTATGTCAGCAAACGAATCATTATTAGCCGCAGTTGAAACATACGTGGCAGAATCAACCAAATTTGAAGGTGGTAATAAATCAGCAGGAACACGTGCAAGAGCCGCTTTACAAGATATTAAAAATCAAGCACAGGCACGCAGAGTAGAAATTCAAGCTAAGAAAAACGCAGGATAATTAAATGTCATATGATAATCCTTGGACTTACAACGAAACACCCTTTGAGTCTGAGGATATCAGTGACAACTATGGATTTGTATATAGAATCACAAACACAGAAAACGGACACGATTACATAGGTCGTAAATTTTTCTGGACAATCAAGAAGAGACCACCTCTAAAAGGCAAGAAAAATAAAAGACGAAGTACAGTCGAGACAGACTGGAAAACATATTACGGATCTTCCGATAGACTTGTAAGAGATATCGAAGAATTAGGTAAAGAAAAGTTTACACGTGAGATTATATTCTTATGTAAATCGCGTGGTGAAACTAACTATATGGAGGCATATTTTCAGTTTAAAGAAGATGTCCTATTGCGAGAAGATAACTACAATGGGATTATTAATATTAGACTAGGAATAGGTTCCGTTAAAAATATTCTAGTAGAAGATTTAAAAAACATTTAATAGTCAATGATGCAGATGTATTTCTGTGTCCTGCGGAGATAATAGGTAATGCCTATTTGGAACGTGTAGAGAAGACTACACACAGGACGACACGGTAACAATCTATAGGTATAAAAACCAAAAGATGTGGACACTGAGAAAAAGCAATCCACGTGACTTTCATAGTTGGTTAACTACGGTTATGAAAGCATCCGCCAGATGAAGCTGAAGTAGGGGGTACAGGCTGACCGCCTCCGTGCTAGTGATTAGCAATCTTCTTTAGTTAGTATGCAGACAAGACTCAGATAAAGTGTCTTTCATACTTTGCCTTGCACTAGGTGAAGTATGGCTGAAAGATCTAGATAAAGCAGTTAAAAACATATAGTAATCAATTAATAAATTAGCTTAAGAAATACTAGAAAAGAACTTCGATCGAAGAGACGAAGTTAGATGTCAAAGACATCTTTTAAAAGAGCTTTGCATTGAAATGCAAAACCATTTCACGTCTACTTGATCTATGATGCAATAACCTTACCAGTAAATACATCAACAACTTCTTCGTCACCAAACTCAGCACGCATCTCCATTTGCTCTTCTTCTGAGTAACCGTGTTTCTCACGCATAGCTTGATAACGTGTAAGAAATTCTGTAGTTTCAATTGAGTTTTGTTTAGTTGAACGCTCAAACATTTCCCAAGTAATTGTACCGTCAACCACAGCCATCTCTAAGATGTCAGTTGGACAAATGTTATCTGATGATACCCAACGAACTTCACCGTGTGCACCAAGTTTCCATTCCTTGTTACCTAATACAGCAACACCATCACGGTGCCATTCACCTTCTGTTACAGAGCCACCTCTAATTGCCTCGCCTTTGTAGTTTAATTTTAGTGCAGTAGAGTTGTATTTTTCTTGTAGTAACTCTAGTGTTGGATTCTCTGTTGTATGTGTCATTTTATTTGTCCTTTTCCTAAGTTGTTAAATACAATTATAGAGTCATTTTACCAAAAAGTCAACCAAAATAGCAAATTAAATCCAAAAAAAAGCACCCAGTTAAGAGTGCTTTTTCTTTATTACTTTGACTTTTGGAAATGGTGTAATCCATATTCAACTTCTTCGGATTACTTCTTATTCCAGATTGAGTATAGTACCCATACTGCTACCAATCCTACTAAGCCTTCAGCTCCGAGGGTTTTGATAACGCCAGTTACAGAACCAATTACGTCTGTTGCTGGTAAGAATGCAACTGCAGATCCCTTGAGTAGAACTTCTAATGCAATAAACATTGCCATTAGCGATACTGCTACGTCAGCGATACCTGCCGCCCAGTTCTTAATGTGTGTTAATACTTCCATTTTATTTCCTCCTGGGGAATGTCCCCGTTTTAAAATAGCAAGACAGTTCAATAATAGTCTTAAGAAACTTACCTGCTCTATTATTTAGGTTGTCTTACTGTATTATTATACTGTCGTTTAACGGAGATGTCAATCGGATAACTACGTCAGCTGTGGCAAAAATGCCACAATGCAATTTAAAAGTAAGGGAGTTTAGTTTTTTCTGTTGTTTCCATATTACTTTTGATAATTGCGTGGATTATTTCTCTTTCTTTTGGACCTAGCATCAATGAGGCGTCATAGCTTAAACCCCCTCGCATATGCCAGGACATTCTCAACGCATCATCTCTATAGGCTCTTACCTCTTTGTCGTATCCTTCTAAAAATTCAACGACAGCGTCTTGGTCTAACGTTAAGAGCCTTCTACGAAAAAACTTGCGTAGTCGAAGCTGATAGTGATTTCGAATTCTTTACCACATTCTTCATTGTTACAGTTAACTTTTACAGGATCAACACCTGACTGTTCATTAAGCTCAGAGATGTAGTTTTTTATTTTACGTACTACATCGTTACTGGCATTACTGTAAAATTCAAATATATGTTTTGGATCTGTAACAACTTCACCCGTTTCAGTTTCAATTGAACGAGTACTGTTAGCCATGAACAATGTGTTTAGTTCAATAACCTTAGATAGGTGCTTGTCAAATATTGGTTTATTTTCTTCAGGATTATCTGCTATGTCTTGTAAACTACGCAGTATCTGTTGTTCTTCAAATGCTATCATATTACTTTTATTAACATTGAAGTAGGCCTGTGGATAAACTTTTATTTTTAGTCCATCTACAGATAATGGTATATCCCAATCTGGTGGTGAAATACTAGAAAGAGTATGTCCTAAATCAATAGCATACTCACTTTCTTTGGAGCAATGTGGACAAGTAGAAGTAAAATCCATTTGATTACCGTATGTAGCAATACGTACAGCAATTAAACAGGCATCTACATCTGTGCTAGGCATCTTCCAAGCATCTTTAATGTCTGGACAACAGCTTTCAATTACATTAACTACTCCCTGTCCGTTTAATAAAGCGTCTGGTGTCTTTAATGTTATTTCATCTTTGGTAGTCATTGACAGCACGCCAAGCTCAGAATTCTGAGGCATCACAAGTGCATCCTTTGGCCACCACTTTCCTTGCCCAGGTAGTTTAAAATAAATCGCAGGTTGCCTAAAATGCGTAGCAAGTGGATTACTAGATGCGATTTCCGAAGTGTTTTGATCCATGGTTGAATCCCCGATAAATAATAGAGTAATACATTATATCATATATTTATAGTGCGACTAACGTAGGTTAATAAAAAACAGATGGCTGAAGAAGATAACCAGGAAACAATTAACAAGATAAACGAGACCGGGGAAAGGTTTGGGTTTGTTAATAAAATTCTGGCCAAGTTCTCAGCTCAGATCATAAAGTCAACAAAATCCACTGAAGAACAATTTAAAGATCTTAATAAAGAAGCGGCTAAAAATGCGGATGCCACTAAAAAAGCCACCAATGACCAACAGAAAAAGGCTCTCCAAGAAAAGAAACAAGATATAGAAAAGGCGAAACGAAGGGTAGAATATGACAGGATACTTGAGGACTCTAGCGAAGCACTAGTTAAAGCCACAGGTGCACTTACTGCACAATTAACAACATCTATACAGGATAATAGTGGTGCTGTTGCAATATCTAGTAAGGTAATGTCCGCTGGTATGGGTTTCGTAGGTTCTGCGTCACAAACAGCTGGTACTGCGTTACAGGTACTTGGGGGTGGTATGATAGCGGCTGGAGTTGCAACAATGGGATTTACAGCGGCTATAGGCGCTGTGGTATATGGGGCAGGCCTTTTACTTAATGTACTGGGTGGCGCGACCACAGCCTTAGGGAAATTTGCTGTAGAAGCATTGAGCAAGGAATTAGAAAAAACAATAGTTGCATTTGGTAAAGCTAGCTCAGGTGGAGCATTATTTGCAGACGGAATGACTGGACTGAGAGATGCCGCCAAAAATGCCGGTCTAACTATAGAACAGTTTTCTGAAACAATACAGAGACAAAGTGCAAACATTGCCGCCGCTGGTCTAAGTGTACCACAAGGAGTTAAACGGCTAGGTAACGCTCTAAGGGCAGGTGGTGATGAGTTACGTGGTAACTTAATTAATCTTGGATTTTCTATAGCAGAACAAGGTGACCTAGTAGCAGAAACAATGGCGCTAATGAGACAGAGTGGACAACCACTGCGAGCAAACGGAACACAGATAGCAGTACAAACAGAAAGGTATGCAGAAAATCTTAGGATAATTGCCGCAATAACAGGTGAAGATGCTAAGAAAAAAATGGCACAAACCAGAGAAATAACTAACCAGCTGGCATTCCAACAAAAACTAGCAGGTATGGACGAAGATCAAAGAATAAAGATCATTAATGGTATGGCAAATATGCCAGCGGCCCTACAGAAAAATGTTAGAGATATTGTGTTATTTGGATCAGTAATAAACACAACTGGTGCTACTTTAACAGCACTAAGTCCAAATATACAAGGACTGCAAAACTCAATAGCCTCACAAGTTACTGCTGGAACATTAAACGCAGATTCAGCCAGAATGGCAACCAAACAATTTAATGCAGGCATACGAGCAGAACTTGCGGATCAGAGTGGTGCATTTAGTTCGATAGCACTAGCACAGAGTGCAGGACTAAGTGGATTAGCCAGTGATGTAGCGGCTTTAGCTACAAATCTGTTAGTACAGGTGACACCAGATAAAGCCGCTATTACTGCCGCAGAAGAAGCAGTACGAAATCAAAAGAAAACAACTGACGAGCTAACAGATAATGTTAAAGACGCATCGATTGCGGCCCAAAAACTAGCAACAGCAATACAAGATTCGTTGCTAGCACCAATGGGTCTTTTTGCTGATGCAACTAAAGGCATAACCGAAGGGATGGTCAAGGTTGTAGATAAACTTTACGAATTGGCTGGAGTAGTGAATCCGAACAAAGATTTCGGGACGTCCACATCACAGAACATCGGACCGGATTATACCTCAGTATCAGGAATTCTGGCTGACACAAAGATGTCAAAAGGTGGCGTTGCTACGGGACCAGTGAGTGGATATGCCGCAACCCTACACGGTACAGAAGCAGTTGTGCCATTGCCAGACGGTAAGAATATACCAGTTAATCTAGATACTTCAAGTATAACAACTGCACTACAACATCAAACAGCAACCATTTCCGAATTACTCAGAGCCCAACAGCAGAGTAACCAACTAACATCACAACTATTATCAGTAAGTGTCTAGGACGATAAATACACTAAACAACGGTTGACCTTACAGTAGTAATACTATATACTAATAACTGTAAATAGAGAGAATATAATATGGCAGGGTGGAAAAAGTATTTCAAAGCGGCAAATCCTAACGTAGGATCATACGGTCCGATAAGTGGTGGCGGAACTAATGCAGGCTCAAGTCAAATGCCAGCTGATCCAGGCTATAGGAATTTTGCTAGTAAATTACCAGAAGTGTATATCGGGCATCCAAACAGGACAGAACGATATAGTCAGTACGAACAAATGGATAATGACAGTGAAGTTAATGCCGCATTAGACATTATTGCTGATTTTATGTCACAGTCAAACACCGAAAATGGTACAGGCTTTGACTTATTCTTTAAAGAACAACCAACAGACAACGAAGTTAAAATACTTAAAGACCAATTAAATCAATGGGTTAGCTTAAATCAATTTAATAAAAGATTATTCAAGTTGGTACGTAACGTATTAAAATATGGCGATCAAGTATTCTTGCGTGATCCAGAAACATTTGAGTTATACTGGACAGAAATGCACAAAGTGGTTAAAGTTATTGTCAACGAAGCAGAAGGTAAAGAACCAGAACAGTATCTAATTAAAGATATTAATATTAATTTTAAAAGTTTAACAGCAACATCATTATCAACCAGTGATGTAATGGTTAATACTCCTCAAGTAGGTGGACCGACTGGAGCATATAATCAACCAAACAGTCCTTATGCTGGAGGGTCACGCTTTAGTCACGCACAGAACGAAGCGGCCATTGACGCAGAACACGTAATGCACTTGAGTTTAACCGAAGGACTAGATGCTAATTGGCCATTTGGTGTTAGTATATTAGAAAGTATATTCAAAGTGTTTAAGCAAAAAGAATTGTTAGAAGATGCTGTATTAATATATAGAATCCAAAGAGCTCCAGAAAGACGGGTATTTAAGATTGATGTAGGTAATATGCCAAGTCATATGGCAATGGCATTTGTTGATCGTATTAAAAATGAAATTCACCAAAGACGTATACCTTCACAGACTGGTGACGGTCAGAATATGATGGATGCTACATATAATCCATTGTCAACAAACGAAGATTATTTCTTTCCTGTAACAGCAGACGGACGTGGATCATCAGTTGATGTATTTCCAGGTGGTCAGAATCTAGGTGAAGTTACTGACTTACGTTACTTTACTAACAAAATGTTCCGTGGGCTACGTATTCCTAGTTCATACTTACCAACTGGTACAGAAGATAGTGAACGTACATACAGTGACGGTAAAACTACAACAGCATTGATCCAAGAATGGAGATTTAATCAATACTGTAAACGTTTACAAAGTCTTATTGTTGAAAAATTAGATACAGAATTTAAAATGTTTATGCGATGGAGAGGAGTTAACATTGATGGAGCGGTATTTGATCTACGCTTTAATGAGCCACAAAACTTTGCCAAATATAGACAAGCAGAAGTTGATGCAACTCGCATTAACGCATTCCAAGCACTAGAAGCAACACCATATCTATCAAAACGTTTCTTACTGAAACGATATCTTGATCTTAGTGAAGAAGAAATGCAAGAAAATGAAGAGTTATGGAATCAAGAAAATAGTAACGTAGATGATACTGATGTGCCTGATGCAGGATTACGTAACGTAGGTGTTACTACTGCTGGAATACAATCAGATCTAGATAACTTAACACCTGAGATTGATGACCTAGGTGGAGATCCAGGCCCAGCTCAAGTTGGTGATACTGCCGGTGCAGGACCCGACGGGGGTGCAGTTGTATAATTACAGCTACAATTGGTAAATACTGATATGAACATTATTGACTTATACGAAGACGACACTATTGAAAAAATGCCAGCCGGTTACGAAACCGAAAAGGATGACAATACGACTCTTAAACTTAGCGATCTACGCAAAACTAAGTTAACCTTGGCACAGATCAATCGCTTACGTATAATGAACGATGTTAGAGCATTAGAGCACGAACAAAAGCTAAAAACAGTTAAAAAACAGTATAAAATGCCAGCTCCAGATATGTCAAGTCTATAGTTATACCTCAAAACGATTCAAAAACATAGCATTTAACGCTATTACACCAATACCCCTGCTAAATATATTAACATAATACAAAGACATCCTGTATTATATCCGGATATTAATTTTTAAACAGGAGTTCACAAATGAACAACAAATATGAACAATTGATTGAGCACATCATTAACGATGAAGAAACAAAGGCTCGAGATATATTTCACACTATCGTTGTAGAGAAATCTCGCGATATATATGAATCACTAATTGACGAAGAAGATTTATCAGAAGTAGGCGGAAACGAAGTTGAAGGCCTAGTAGATGAAATCACAGTTGACGAACAAGGTATTGCAGAAGAAGACGAAGCTGAAGATCATGATGACGAAGCTATGGATATGGATGACGATGCTATGGACGCTGACGTTGAAGCAGATGCTGAAGAAGCAGATGTTGAAGATCGTGTAGTTGATCTAGAAGATGCGTTAGACGAGCTTAAAGCTGAATTTGATGCACTAATGGCAGGCGAAGCTGAAGAAGTTGTAGAACCAGAAATGGACGGCGCTGAAGAAATGGAAGTAGTTGACCAAGAAGAATTTATGGAAGAAAAAGAAGAAGTTACTGAAAATGTTGACTTAATTGCTGTTCCTACAGATTCACAATCAGGCGATGTTTTAATTGGTGATGACGGAACAGTTCCAGTTAACACAACTAGTCCAAATGCAGGCGAAAACGATATGGGTGGTACTCCAGTTGATTTTGCTGAAGGTGGAACAGAAGAGCCAAATGGTCAAACACCAAATAGTTCAGAAAATCCAGACAAAAAAATGTCTAGTCAAGAATTCCAAAATGAACCAGCTAAGAAAGGCCTAGCAAAAATGAACAAACCAGCTAAGAAAGATGCAAATCAGTCTGGTACACAGCTAGCGGCCGCAGATGGTACAGTTCCGATTCAGACTAAAAGTACATTAAAACCAATCAAAGCGTAATAGGAAATAATAATGGCTACATATCTTAAAGAGAACTTGACATTTACCCAGGCTGGAATAGAAATTCTGTCTGAAGAAAAGAAAGATGGTAAAGGAAAGGACTTGTATATGAAAGGAGTATTCATTCAGGGTGGTGTTAAAAATCACAATGAACGTGTATATCCTATAACAGAGATTGAAACAGCCGTTTCTACATTAAATGAACAAATCAAGGGTGGCTATAGCGTCTTAGGCGAAGTAGATCACCCTGATGATTTGAAAATTAATTTAGACCGTGTATCACATATGATCACAGATATGTGGATGGACGGACCTAATGGCTTTGGTAAATTAAAAATTCTTCCTACTCCAATGGGTCAGTTAGTTGAGACTATGTTGGAATCAGGAGTCAAACTTGGCGTTTCATCTCGTGGTAGCGGTAACGTGAACGAGGGTGACGGTAAAGTGAGTGACTTTGAAATAGTCACAGTCGATGTAGTTGCACAACCTAGTGCTCCAAATGCGTATCCAACAGCAATTTACGAAGGGCTGATGAATATGAATGGTGGGCAACAGGTGTTCGAAATGGCACGTGAAGCCAGTGCAGATCAAAAAGTACAGAAGTATTTGAAGCAAGCAGTTACACGCTTGATCAAAGATCTAAAAATTAAATAGGAGATCACAATGTTAGATGCTATCAAACCATTGTTAGATAGTGGCATCATTAATGAGGAGACCCAAACTGCTATATCAGAAGCTTGGGAAGCCAAATTAGATGAAACCCGTGAAACTGTTCGTGCTGAATTGCGTGAAGAGTTTGCAGGTCGCTACGATCACGACAAGACAGTAATGGTTGAAGCTCTAGACAAAATGGTTACTGAACAACTTTCCGCTGAACTCAACGAGTTTGCCGAAGAGAAAAAAGCTCTTACTGAAGACCGTGTGAAATTTAAAACACATATGGTCGAAAGTGCAGGCAAGTTTAACGACTTTATGGTTACTAAACTAGCTGAAGAAATTAAAGAGTTAAGATCAGATCGCAAAAATCAAGATAATGCAGTAGCAAAACTTGAAAAATTTGTAATCCATACCTTAGCTGAAGAAATTAAAGAGTTCGATCAAGACAAGAAAGACGTAGTTGCAACGAAAGTTAAACTAGTAGCAGAAGCTAAGTCAAAACTAGCTGAACTAAGAGAAACTTTTGTTAAACGAAGTGCTACACTTGTTAAAGACGCAGTAGCAACAAATCTAGGCTCAGAACTAACTCAACTTAAAGAAGACATCCAATCTGCTCGCGAGAATATGTTTGGTCGTCGAATCTTCGAAGCATATGCAAACGAATTTGCTGTTACACATTTAAATGAAAACAAAGAATTCGAAAAACTACAAGCAACAATTGCAGAGAAAGACGCAAAAATTGCTGAAAGTGAAACTGCACTTGCAGAAAAAGAAGCTCAAGTTGAAAGTAAGACAAAAGAAGTTGAAGCAATTACAGAAAGTGCAACTCGTAAAGAGAAGCTTGATGAATTACTTAAACCTCTAAATAAAGAGAAAGCAGATGTAATGTCCAGCTTACTCGAAAGTGTGCAAACTGGAAGACTTCAGAATGCGTACGAAAAGTATTTGCCAGCAGTTCTAAACAATTCATCTAAAGCTAAAGCTCAAAAGCCTGCATTAGTTGAAAGTAAAGAAGTAACTGGTAATAAAGAATCTGCTAAAGATATCGAAGAAGATCACAGCACTGTTGTAGATATTCGTCGATTAGCAGGGCTCAAGTAGTAAATTTTTTTATTAAAAAAGGAAACAAGGAAATGACAACCCAACTATTAGAAGGACGTTGGAACGAAACCAAAGATGCCCTGTTAGAAGGCTTACAAGGTTCACGTAGAACAACAATGTCCGTGATTTTAGAAAACACAAAACAACATTTAGCTGAAGCGGCAACAGCAGGTTCAACATCAGCTGGTAACGTAGCTACACTTAACCGTGTAATCCTACCTGTTATTAGACGAGTAATGCCTACTGTTATTGCTAACGAGCTTGTTGGTGTACAACCAATGACTGGTCCAGTATCACAAATCCACACATTACGTGTAAGATATGCTGAAACTGTAAATGCAATTGCTAATGATGATGACGTAACAGCTGGTGAAGAAGCACTATCACCATTTAAAGTATCTAGAGCATATTCTGGTACAACAGCTGGTAAAGCATCAGCAACAGCGGCACTTGAAGGAACACCTGGTAGAAAAATCAGTGTACAGATCCTAAAACAAACTGTTGAAGCAAAAACACGTAAATTATCAGCACGTTGGACTTTTGAAGCGGCTCAGGACGCTCAAGCAATGCACGGTTTAGACGTAGAAGCTGAAATTATGGCGGCACTAGCACAAGAAATTACCGTTGAAATCGATCAAGAAATCCTAGCATCATTAAGAGGACTTTCAGGTGCAACTCTTGCATATGATCAAGCGGCAGTTTCTGGTACAGCTACATTCGTTGGTGACGAACACGCGGCTCTAGCAGTAGTAGTTAACAGAGCGGCTAACTTAATCGCTCAGCGTACAAGACGTGGTGCAGGTAACTGGGCAGTAGTATCTCCAGCGGCACTAACAGTACTACAATCTGCAACAACTTCAGCGTTCGCAAGAACAACTGAAGGTACTTTTGAAGCTCCAACAAACACTAAATTCGTAGGTACTCTTAACGGTGCTATGCGTGTTTATGTTGACGGCTATGCAAATGATACAACTCCAGTATTAGTAGGATATAAAGGTTCATCAGAAGCTGATGCGGCCGCATTCTATTGCCCATATGTACCATTAATGAGCAGTGGTGTTGTGTTAGATCCAAGTACATTCGAACCAGTAGTAGGTTTCATGACAAGATATGGCTATGTTGAATTATCAAACACAGCATCATCTCTTGGTAATGCGGCTGATTACTTGGAAGAAATCACAGTTTCAAACTTATCATTCTCGTAAGAGCAGTAAGTTTTTAACTAGATGTATACTAAAAAGCACTCTTAGGAGTGCTTTTTTTTGGCTAAAGATAAATACTATGGCACAATACTGTGTTTATGCAGACAAAACTGCGTACCCGTTAGAACGGGTGCTTTAAAAGGAGAAAACAAATGGGAAGACCGGTAAACAAGAATTTCATCGGTGACGGAGCAGGCAAAATCCAGGTAACCGCAGTCAAATTTGCGGCAGGTGGAGAAATCCTAACTGAGTCGCATATCACAAAACAAAGATCAGCAAACAAATTTATTGTTACAGACGGTGCTAAAACCGAAACTTGTACACTAGTGAACAAGTCAATTGGCGGATTAGGTGCTAGTGAATTCTGTATCAACAGTACTAACAATGATGGTACTACACAACAAGTAACAAAACTTTACAATAGAAAAGCTCAAGTTGAAGACACAGCGAAAAGCAAGTGGGAAAAAAATGCTAGTGGAACACGAGCATCAACAGATACTGCTGTTATTACTGGAGCTACAGCGGCAAATCCAGTTGTTATTACATCAGCTGGACACGGCTTCAGCAACGGAGATAAACTGTCAATTATGAAAGTTGTAGGAATGGTTGAGCTTAATACCGAAACTGCATACACAGTGGCAAGTACTGCAACAAATACTTTTGCACTATCAGGTGTTAATGGTTCAGCTTTTACAGCATATACCAGTGGCGGTGAAGCTACAAAAGCGGCAACTACTGCCGGTGAAATTGTAATAGATGCACAAGCTAGTTAATTAAATTAAGATATACGGAGAACAAAAATGGGACGCCCTATTAATAACAGATTTATAAACACACCCACAGCGGGTATCGGTGGTGAAGGAGTTGATACTACTACTGTCAAAGTACACGGTGGTAATTCTTACTCGTCAGGAACAACAGTAACATTTGCAAATCCTCTAGCAGGTGGTACTACAGCAGTAGCAACAGTTAGTCTTGTTGCGGCGGCAGATACAGCACCAGGTAATGGTAACGTATCCGGAGTTACAGTAACAACAGCAGGATCAGGCTATGTTGAAGCACCAGTAGTTACATTTGTAGCACCAGCCAACGTGGTTGTAGATGGATTTACACAAATTGCAGGTAAAGTATTTAAGTTTTCATCAGGTGTAACTGAAGGTGTTTACCCTGGTATGGTTGCTAATGTGTTCTTTACAACATTAACAAAAGGAAACCCAACAAGAGTTGTTAGTGTTGACGAAGCTTCAGGTAATATCACAATGTCAACTGCTAACACAGCGGCAATCAGTTCACCAGTTAACTTCGGTGACGTTGGTAGACTTGGTAACATAACTGTTGGAATAGATGCGGCAGTAACTACAGGAAACACAATTCAAGTTAAAGCAAACATTGGGTCTACAGGATCATCAATTGAAAGATCCGGTGATATTGTAGCACAGGTTAGTTCTAATAGATATAGAGTTATAACATCAGATGGAACTGCTGTTTGTCAATTAGTTTCTAATTCAGGCGCTCAATGGAGTACTGAACTTAAAGGTGGACAAATGACTATAGGCTTAACAGACAGTGACTCTGGTACTTACCTTGCTTCGAAACTCAATAATAGAACAGTTATTATTGGTGCTTCAAATGGCTCAGGTGGTGACGGTACACAGTTTGTTAATGGTAATACTGCAAAGTGGACGCTGAACACAGCCGTTGCAAGTACTACACTAAAAATTAATGCAAATGAGTAGTTAGACTAGTCATACAGTAATTTTAAAATACCCCTTAATTGGGGTATTTTTTTCTATAGACGTATCTATGATAAATAATAAAAACGGGATAAACAATGGCGGCATATAAAAAACTTAATTCAGACTATACTCTTGATACACCAGATGTATATCTTACCGGTAACTTACACGTAGCTGGAATATATGAAACTACAACTGTAGTAGATCTACAAGTAGAAGACAGAAACATAGTTATGAATGTAGGGGAAACTGGCTGGGGCGTTGGCGGTAATGCGGCTCCTGGAACTTCTGGATTATTTGTTGATCGAGGATTACAAGCCAACGTTGGTATTAGATGGAAAGAGTCGATTAGAAATTGGGAAATAACAGCAGATGGAACAAATTATTCGAATATTTCTACTTCTGGAGCTACAGCAATAGTTAATGATACTAATCCACATCTAGGTGGAAACTTAGTAACAAACGGATTTAACATACAGTTCCAAACAGGAACTAAGATACCACCGACATTAGTAACTGGAAATACTGTTCTTTATTCTAGCGGAATAGTAGGCAGTGCAGGAAGTGGATTGTACGTGGTAAATTCTAAAACAGCCAGTGACGAACTAGTAACAAAATCGAAAGCCATAGCGTTTTCATTAATATTATAATAGGATAAAAGAAATGGCAATTACAAACTCTATATTAACAAATTCTTCGGCGGCGAATGTCTATGTCAGTGTTGGCAATACAGCTATTACTGCTATGTATTTTTGTAATACAGATACATCAGCAAGAACATTTGATGTATATGCTTGTCCTAGTGGCAACACAGCTGGCTTTAGTAACCTGACTAGAATATACTCTGGTGTACAAATACAAACAGGTGATACATATGTTGTTGATAACGAGAAATTAATTTTAGGTAATGGCGATATGATAAGAGCAAATTGCTCGGCCGCTACTGCTATTGCAATGACTGTTAGCTATATAGGAATTTAAATGGGACGCTTTGTTAAAAATACAATGTTTAGGTCTGGAAGTTATTCTATAGACTTACCAGCAACTTCTAACAGTTTCAGGCCAAATGTAACAGGTTACACAGCGGCTACAGCATTACGTTATAGTACTACTAGTAATGCACTGGAGTTCTTTAATCATAGTGCAAATACTTACTCGACACTATCGACTGTAGGTACAGGTTCGGCATTAGTAACAAAAGACACATTTACAGGATCAACTGGTATAAGTCAGTTCGGCGCAATGAGTTTTTCAATTGGTGCAGGACACGAAGCAAACGTGTTAGTACACGTAGCTGGCGTTTACCAAATACCTGGAACTAACTATGTGTTCGGTGGGAATACAACAATATCTTTCCTTTCAGCTCCATCAGACTCCTCAACCATTACACTCATCCACGGTTACAATTCTACGACACCAGCCTAATTACCTAGATAAATAGTGTTATAATAAAGATAGGTTGGAAATACTAAATGGCAATAAGTCGAATACCGGGGTTCTCTCTAAAAGCGAATTTAGATCGTAAAGGCACAGATCTTTATATTTCGTCGACCGGCACGACATTAGCATATTGGGACGTTGCAAATTTTCGATATGGTATAAACACAGATTCTCCACACCAAGCACTACACGTTAGCGGAAACACTATTATAGGAAACGGCCACGTCTATACTGGTGCTAATCTTGCATACGACCTAGGTGAAACTACAAAAAGATGGGGCAGATTGTATTCAAATGAAATAATGGGTACTCTATTAACTCCTCTTCAACCCAATGTAACAGCACTAGGAACATTAACTGCACTCACAGTTACCGGTACAAGTAATCTAGGGCAATTAGAAATTGCCTCCAGCAAATATATTAATATGGGCAACAACGTAGTACGTTGGGGAGCAGATCCAGTTACAGCACAAGATTTATCAACCAAAGCATATGTAGATGCACAGGTAGGTGGAGCCGCACAGAAAGGTAATGTAATTCCGTTAGGTACACCAACAGACGGTAATATAGCAGATGGTGCATACACTGGATGGACAAGCAATACTTTTGTAACTAATGCCATTGATGACTTAAATGAAATGGTAGATAATGTACGAACAAATACTTTTGTTAAAGCAGTTAGCTTTTCAGGATCTCCGTTAGAAGGTGGTGCAGGAACAACAGTTACATTATCAATAACACCAATTGGTAACGCTAATAGATACGATGTTGCTTGGGGCGACGGCAACTATTCAAACTCATCAGCAAGTACTGGACCAACACACACATATTCTACTAATACAGGAAGTCCGTTTACAGTTATAGTTAGAGCATTTAACACTGGTGCATATGGAACTGGAAGTGAAGCTAGTCAAACTAGAACAAATTACATAATCATATACACAGCAAATCCAGTTGCGGCATTTGCATTGTATAGAGCATCATCTGGTGGTAGTGCATTATCTGGATCTACTCTATATTTTACAGAAGGTGATACAGCATACTTACAAAATATTACAACCAATACAGGCAGTGCCACGGTAGCATACCAAGTTAATTGGGGTGACGGATCAGCCAACGTAGCAGTAGCTAATGATAGTGCATCAGGCGGAGTGTCTGGAACAAGGTTAGCATATAGATATCTATGGGGAGCAGGGTCAGGTACTGGAACAATACCTGTAAACTTATATCTAACAGCTCATAACACAGCAGACCCGGCAGTTATACCAAATAAACAAGTACAAAATGTAAAATTATATGATGCTAACATTGCAGTGCCAGCTGGTGTTAATACTAAGCTATTAACATTTAGTAGTAGTGTTGGTACTAGTCCGTTGTTGGCATTTAATGCCACAGATAATGTTGCAGGCGGTGCAACTCTATCAGCTAATTCTAGTGTAAGTAGAACAATTGCTACAGGATCCTCATTGATAAGAGCGGCATCAGGCAACATTAGTACATCATTTACCTATAATGCTAACGTTGGCTACCTACAAGCTGTAATAAACGGCACAGTTCGCGGAAATGTAAACATTGCAACAGTAACAGGTGCAAATATTTACGGAAACTTAGGTACAATAGGATTTGGTGATTATCATCTATTAAATTCAGCTGGTGCTACAGTCTCGTTCGCAAGTTCAACATACAGTCCGCAACGATTCTATGGATTTAAAGCAAACATACTAGCACGAGGAGACTTTATACAAACTGGTATAAACAGATTCCAAATAAATCATTCAAGCACAGGGCAAACAGCAAATATAGAATTTGTTAAAGATAACTTAACTGTAACACCAACTGTGACTGCTGGAACCTTAGCAGAAGGAACTGCTGGAACTAAACGATTTATATCTGGAGTACCTTATTATAATACAGGATCTCCTACTTTGAACTGGAGTGGCGTAACTATAGAAAATTGGATAGGACAGACCTATAGAAATACATCATCACCAGTACAAGCATTAAGTTCTACAAATTATGAAGGCACGTCGTCTTCTGCAATATCGACACAGAATTACACATATGCACAAACACTAGCAACAACAGCAAGTGGTCGACCTATAGCAAACACTGGTATAGGTGCGGCAAATACTATTAGTACACTATCAGTTCCGATTACTTCAAGCTCAGTAAGGACAATTGACTCAATTGCTGTTCGAGCGTATAACGTTAATGGTACTTCAAGCTCAGTACAAAATACAACTAAACTAGCAGTTCATACAGCCTCACAGAGTGGCATTAGTGAAATTGCAATTAGTTGTAATATTGCCCAAGGTGGTGCAAATACTAATCCTGCTAGGCGTACTACTAGTTTCATAGCATCAACTGCACACAATCCGAGTTACACAGGAACTACACAATTTATTAGTGCGGCAAATTCCTTTATTGAAGCTTCAGATCCAGGTGTAGCAGGAACAAGAGAATCAGAAATTAGAATAGGGGTAATTAAACATACGACAGCAAATTACTCGACTGGATACTTACCAGCTGGACCAAACAGAAGCGGAACAGAAGCTAGTAATTATCAATACTTTACAGCAGTGTTTCAGCGTTCAGGTCTTACAGGATTTAATACACATTTAGTAGCACCAGCTGGAGTAGCAGGTATGTGGGTAGCACTTCCAAATTCTTTCATTGATGATACTAGTGGAATAAATGGATGGATGGATGCGTTATCAACTACAGGTGGTAGTGGTCGACCAGGATCAAATACAGGATCAGGCGGAAACGGTAGTGATGGATGTGCGACAGGAACGGTTATAACCGGTAATACTGCAACAAGCGGAACATTTACGTTATCGATGGGTAACGTTAGTACAAGTACATCACAAGACAATCAGGTCCTAGTGCGATTTGCATTAGCAGTAGGGCAAACAATAACAACTTTGGCATTCTCGGCATAATGGAATTAGTATAATATGGCTCAACAACCAGCAGATTCGCAGAAGCTAGATTATCTTTGGAAAAAGATAGGATTTGCCGCGACCAAAACTGATATTGCGGCTAATGTTGATCCAACATCAGAAGGTATAGCTAGTCCTCTACAAATACGTGGCGATAAGATAATGCGACAGTCTGGAACTATTCCGGCTGTAATGCCAGGTGCTAATACTGCTATAGTTGGAGTATACCTAACTAGCTTACCAGTTGAAACTGCAAAAAATACTGATCAATCAGTACCAACACAGACCTGGAAAACAGGATTAACAGATTGGATTAGTCCTGAATTTGGATCAACATATCAGGTTAAAGTTTATATAGCACCATCGGGTGCGGCAGGAACTGCTGGTGTTTCTACTAGCCAAGTGTTTGCTACAGGATCAGGAAACAACGATCAATGGTTCTTTGACTATCAGTCTGGAGTGTTAAACTTTAATGGACAGAATCCTCCACAGTATTCATTTACTGGGAACAGTGTTTACATCAGTGGAGCGAGATACATTGGAGAGTTCGGAGTTAGTTCAAGTGGTGGTGGTGTAGGAAATTACTTATTTTCTAATCTTACTATATCAGCAAATAGTTTAGCAGTATCACCTTATGCAAATCTAGTAATATCAACATTAGGTCAAGGTGCTTTGCAGTTTACAGGTAACTCTGTCGGTATACCGGCTGGAAATACTTTACAACGTCCTACGGTTGCTGGAGTAGGATACACTCGATGGAATACTACAACTGAAAATTTAGAAGTATGGGATGGAACTGAATGGGATGGAGTAGGTGCCGGAACAGTAACATCACAAACATTTACAGGTAATGGAGTTCAGGTAGCATTTACACTTAACAATCCAGCTACAACTGTTGATGTTCTAGTAGCCATTAATGGTACTATGCAGATACCAACAACAGCGTATGCTGTATCTGGAACAACATTAACAATGGGAGAAGCACCAGCTCCAGGTGATATAGTTGAAGTAAGGCAAATTGCAGGAACACCTGAGGCAGTTTCAATATTCCAAAAAGGTACTTCTAAAATTGAATTGCCTAGAAACAACGGACCTATAGAATTTACAACAGATAGTAAAAAAGTACAGTCAATAACAACATTCGGAGCAACAGTTGGTGAATACCCAGCAGTGGTAATACCGTCTGCGGCTTCTACTGTCACTATTGATAGTTTTTCAGCAACAACATATAGATCAGCAAAATATATTCTTCAAGCAAATACCGCCGCAGGAACTTATGAAGCCAACGAAGTATTAGTACTGCATAATGGATCTACAGCACTTGTATCTACATACGCTAACGTCCGATCAGCGGCAAGCCTAGGTAACGTAACTGCTAGTATTAGTAGTGGAAACGTACAAGTTGCATATACTAATATCAACAATAACACAAACGTAAGACTAGTAAAAACTCTAATTTTAATATAAAAATTCTTTGTTAAGTAGTGTGTTATCTTTACTATTCTAAATAGATGTATATTTCCAAATTGAAATAAATAACATTAAGCAACAGTTTATATGAGTCTAACAGGGGATATTGGAACCTGCCTAGTTAATAAAAAACAAAACTGAATTAACTTTTATATAGGATATAATTTATGGCAGTGACCAGAATACGCAATAACCAAATCCAAGATAGTGGCATTTGGGCTAATGCTAAAATAATACCGGGGTCAATAACGGGAACGTTAATGAGCTCCAATCTTGTTATAACAAGTGACTTTGTTGTCACTGGTAATTTATTTGTAACAGGTGTCGCAAGTTACACAACAATCGCTTCAACGAACACATTTGTTAACGATCCACTTATCGTATTCAACAATGCGTTTACCGGAACAAATACTCGTGATATAGGTATTGTCATGAACAGAGGATCAGATGCTTCTGTGGCATTCTTCTGGGACGAGTCAGCTGATGAATTTGTATTCGCTGTTACAACAGACGATGGAACAACATATGGTAACTTACCATTTAGTACATTAAGTAATGTACGAATGGGTAACCTTATACTAAACAACTATGAAAATACCAGAGTTTTATTTGCTGGTGCCGCTGGTTTAGTATCTAGAAGTCCTGGATTTACATTTGCATCAAACGTATTAACTGTCGGTGGTGAAATTACAATCACTGGTGCAAGTGCAACAATTGGAACAACAACCGCAGATCAAGATTTAGTTCTTGCTCCAAACGGTGATGGTATGATTGATGCGAATGCTACTAACCTTACTAACTTAGCTGATCCAACAGCGGATTCAGATGCAGTAACATTGAGTTACTTAGAATCATCACTATCAAGTGACGTGACAGGAATTGTAGCAGACAATACTGTTATTAGAGTTATTGATAATGGAACGAACGCTGGATTATTCCTAGGTAACGTTGATAACCAACAAGTAATGAGGTCTACAGCAAATAGCTTTAGCCTGTTTGGTCAAGGCTACGCTCAAACTACACCAATCTTTAATGTTACAAAAGCTGGACCAAATGCAAACGTTGCTACAGTACGAGGAGCAATTGTTGCTACTGGTAATGTTATGGGTGGATATGCTAGTTTTGCCGCACTTAATAATACACCAATTGGTAACGTAACAGCAAGTGGTGCTAAATTTACAGATATAAATGCAAGTGGATATACAAACTTAGCTGGTAACGTATCAGCTTCAATAGCACACTTTGATGCATTAACAGGAAGTGGCTACTTTAACATAGCTGGTAACATAAGTGCCGCAATAGTGAACGCAGGTGCGTTGAACGCAACTGGAACAACAACACTTGCGGCAACTAATGTAAGTGGCTTCCTTAACTCAAGTGGTAATATATCAGCCGCAGTTGGACATTTTGGTGCATTAACTACAAGTGGTTATTTGAACTTAGCTGGTAACGTATCAGCCGCAATTGGACATTTTGGTGCATTAACTGCAACCGGAACAACTACACTGGCGGCGACTAACGTAAGTGGCTACCTTAACTCAAGTGGTAACATAAGTGCCGCAACTGGACATTTTGGTACATTAACTACAAGTGGTTATTTGAACTTATCTGGTAACTTGAGTGCCGCAGTTATACACGCAGGTGCATTAACTGCAACTGGAACAACAACACTGGCCGCTACCAATGTAAGTGGATTCCTTAACTCAAGTGGTAACATAAGTGCCGCAATTATGAAAACAGGTGCATTAACTGCAACTGGTACTTCAACACTTGGTGCTGTTAATGCAAGTGGCTACGTGAACCTAGCTGGTAATATTAGTACGCCAGTATTAAATGCAGGAGCAGTAAATGCAACTGGAGTAGTAACTCTAACAAATGGTACTAACGCTACAAGCCCAACAAGTGGTGGACTAATAGTTAGTGGTGGTGCTGGTTTTGCACAAGATGTATATGTAGCTGGTAATTTATATGCGTCGAACTTAATCTCTACAACATACAGTGTTATAACTGTACAAGATCCATTAGTATTCTTTGAAGCAAATGCTCAATACCCATATGATTATGATATTGGTTTCTTCAGTAAGTACATTGGTGGTTATGCTAATGTATCAGTAGGAACATCGTTCTTTAGAGATGATACTGATCATTTCTGGAAACTAGTAAGTAATGTTACTACAATAGCTGGCGAACAAATTTCGTTGACTGGTGCATTCTTTGATGGATTAAAAATTGGTAACTTAGATGTAGCAGATTCAACAGCAACAACAAATTTTGCAACAGGTGCTATAAGGTCAGTTGGTGGTATAGCCTCTAAGGGGCAACTACGTGCAGGCCATGGTATACAAGGTACAGTTATTGGTAACATATCATCTGCCGCAGGTACATTTACAACTATTACTGCAAGTGGTTTTGTTAACACCGGTGGTAACGTAAGTGCCGCAATAGTGAACACAGGTGCGTTGAACGCAACTGGTACTTCAACACTTGGTGCTGTTAATGTAAGTGGATTCCTTAACTCAAGTGGTAATATATCAGCCGCAATTATGAAAACAGGTGCATTAACTGCAACTGGTACTTCAACACTTGGTGCTGTTAATGTAAGTGGTTTCCTTAACTCAGCTGGTAACATAAGTGCCGCAATATTGAATGGTGGTGCAATTAACTCAACTGGCTTTATTAACACAACTGGTAATGTCAGTGGTGCTATAGTTAACACAGGTGCATTAAATGTAAGTGGTATAACAACACAAACCGGCTTCTTAAATGCCGCGGCTAACATAAGTGCCGCAGTATTGAATGGTGGTGCAATTAACTCAACTGGCTTAATTAACACAACTGGTAACGTAAGTGGTGCAGTGGTTAATGCAGGTGCATTGAACGCAACTGGAACAACAACACTTGCGGCAGTTAATGGAAGTGGCTTTGTTAACCTATCTGGTAACATAAGTGCCGCAATAATGAACACAGGTGCATTAAACGTAAGTGGTACTTCAACGCTTGGTGCAGTTAATGGTAGTGGATATGTAAACTTATCTGGTAATATAAGTGCTTCAAATGCACACTTTGCAACATTAAGTGCAAGTGGCTATGTTAACCTAGCTGGTAATGTAAGTGCCGCAATAGTGAACGGTGGTGTTATTAACGCAGGTACATTAACAGCTACTGGTAATATAATTGGTGGACAGTCATCGTTTGCTTCAATTAATAGTACACCAGTTGGTAATGCAACAGCAAGTAGTGGTGCATTTACAACATTAGCATCAAGTGGACTTACAA